TTTTCGCGCAACAGCGTATCCATGCGTGTTTTGGCGGTTTCGCTGTTTTGTGTGTTATCGCGCTCGCGGTTGGCGTCAATTTGCGCTTTTTGCAGCAAGCCTGTGTGCAGCATATCGCCTAAATCACGATGCAGGCTGCCCATATCGCGCCCAAAGTTTGCCGATGAATACGCGCTTTTGTCGCCCCAATGCAGCACGTCCAAATCCAAAACGCTCCGCACCGCGCCAAACACGCCACGCGCCGCGCTCCATAAACCCAATGCGCTGCCAAATAATGCCGATGTGTCGCGTTTGACCATCGTCATGCTGTCGATAAAGCCTTCCAATGCAGCGCGATAGCCGTCTATTTGCGCGATGAGGTTTTCAATTTCCATTAAAAACTGGTTTTCAAACACAAAGATTTTCTGCGCTTCGCCCGATTCGCGGAAAGTAATGTCTAGCGTGGCATAGTCCACATTGTCTGCTTCGTGGCGAAAGTGCCAACTGGTGGCAACCATGTTTTGCAATCGCCCCCAAACGGGGTGGACGAGTACGCCTGCACCGCTTTGCATGAGCGTTTCTACCAGTTTGTTCAAACGGCTGTGATAGCCTTTGCCCCAAAACACGGCGGCGATTTGCACTTGCCGTCCTGTTGTTCCCATGTCTTCCAGCGTGGTGCCGTTGGCAAAGGCGCGAGCGTGTTCTACCAAGGCTTTGCCGTCTGATTCTTCTATGTTCACCACATCAAAGCGAACGCCTTTGTATGATGCGTCTTGTAAAACGGTGTGCCACATCGTCATTGTGCTGCTCCTCGTCCAAACATGGCAACGGCATGGCGCGATACTTCGTTGGCAATAATACGCCCGTCCAAATTCAGTGTAGAAGTTAGCTGGATTGTTTGCTGTAAACCGCCCAAAGTGCCGTTAATCGCGTCCAATTTACCGCCCACCGCTGCCGTGTCGGCTTGTAATGCAGCCTGAAAACTGCTGGTTTGTTCTGATAAGGCTGTTTGATAAGTGGCGGTTTGTTGTGTAATCACAGGTGTTAATTTTTCAGGCGGTTCACTGGGTTTAGCATGATTTTGGGATGCGTTTGCTGTCATCAACAAAGGAGTGGGCGTAACAGATGTCGCCACTGGTTTATTTGCTAATGTTTGCAGTACAGATGGTTGTGGCGCAGATGGAAATGTTGCTGAAACAGGTGCAATAGGCTTTACTGGCACAGCAGGACGTGGCGGTTCAGGTACTTGTTCAGGTTTGTCGCTATTCCACCAATCTGCCACAGCCGTACTGACCAAACCCAGTACCGCACCACCAATCGCACCCACCGCCGTTCCCACTACAGGCACAATAGAACCAATCGCCGCCCCTGCAATCGCCCCGCTGCCCGCCGATTCCACATAACCTGCTGCTTTACTATTTAATCCCCCCTCAAAAAAACCTTTGCCATCATTGCGATTGATGCGCTCGGTCGCGTCCATTAAACCCATGCCACCAACTGCTGCTACCGCACCGACCACGCCCAAACGCCCAACCGACCCCAGTAATGCACCACGTCCAGCAGAGCCAGCTGCACCACCCAATAAGCCGCCACCACGCCCTAGTAAGCCCATCGCACCTTGCGCCAACGCGGCAGCACTCGCAGCGGCTGCCAATGCTTGTAAAGCCGTTGTTGCCACGGGAAATTCAGCCGTTAAACCTTTAAACGCGGTTTCAGCTTCTGCCAATCCTTCAAACGCTTTGGATTCTTGTAATCCTAATTCTTTTTGCGCGATAGCTTGCTCTTGCCGACTAGTAACGCTGTTACCCAGAAACGCAGTTTTACCGCCAATCACATCGGTTTTGTTGCCCATCAAGCCGTTGTAGTATTCTGACATTTGCTTTTCATCAATCATGGCGTTCAAACCGCCACGCGCTTGCATATCAGGCAAAAGTTTAGAAATCATAAAGGCTCGCATGGTTGCCATTTCTTGCTTGGCAGCTTCATCGCCACCGTCCGCACGTTTTTTGGCCGCTTGATAATCTTTATCTTCGCTTAAAAGTTTTTGGGCAAAATCACCTAATACTTGCATGGCATTTTTACCCTCGCGCTGACCGTCTAGCACCATTTTTTGCCAATCGGCTTGGCTGCCCCGACCCTTCAAAATCTTGTCCATACGCTTGCTAGTGTCCGCGCTCAATGCTTTTTGCAAGGCGTTTTTGACATTGTTGGCGGCTTCGCTGGTGCTGCCAGCTTTGTTTGACGCACTTTGCAAAGATGACAACAAATAAGCCAAACCAGCCTCACCTGTGAAACCAGCCGCTTTCGCATCAGGCAGCAAAGACGGTAATTCACGCACCATGTCTGCAATTTCAAACGTGCCTTGCATACCCGATTGCGCTGCCATTTGACTGGCACGTGCCACGTCCAAGCCATTATCCGCGAACACTTTGGATAATTTCGCTGCCGCTGCGCCGTCATATTGACCGTTTTCGCCTGCTGCCAATGCCAAGTTGTGCGTGGCGTTGGCATCTTTTTTCACTTGTTCCCACGATAAGCCGTTTGCCAACATACCTTGCACGGTATCAATCGCCAAATCAGTGCTACCGCCATTTTTGTTAATTAATTCTTTGATTAAAGCGCGTATTTCGCCCAAACCTTGCGTTTCCAGCCATTGTGTGTCGCCACCTTTGGTTTCGCCATGCGCCGCCCAAGTCGTTTCGCGCAAACGATAATCCAAAGCTTTGTAGCGTTCCAATTCGGGGGACACCGCCATATAAGCAGCCGTGCTGCCAGCAGCAACCGATGCGCCTATTTGTCCCGCCTTGCCCAAACGTGTGCCCCATTTGCTTTGTGTTTGCACACCTTGATTGAGTTCATTATTGAGTTCGCGGATTTTGTTGCGTGTGGCGGTGGCTGCGCGTGCCAAATCATTGTGCGACGCGCGACCGCTTTTTTGTAAACGCTGATAAGCCAAAATGGTTTGAGCAATTTCATTACGGATTGCCTGTTCACTTCTAATACCCAATGTGGCATATCGCTGATTAAACACATTTTGCTGACCACGAGACAGTTGCATTTTTTTCAAACGCTCTGTTTCACGTTGGGTTTGTTCCAATAATCTTTTAACCCCATCATCGCGCCCTGTTAGTACTAACGATAATTTCATCTCTGAATTTGCCATAAAAAACAGCCTTTAAACGATAAATTAACTCATAGTCAATTATCGTTCAAAGGCTGTCAGGAACAGAGATGTGATGTTTCGCTCCTGACGATTAGCGCAAGCTAATTATCACACCATCAATTGGTTCATTTTGTCTATTTGTGCGAATATAATGGCACACCACAGTAGTGCGGTCGCCAACATAAAATGGCGGACAATATTGATTGCTGATTTGTTTAATATCTTGAATAGCCCACCTTTCTACGTCATCGTATTGGTCGCCTACGGTGCTTAAATACACAACATATTTTTCTCCTGCTCGCGCCATACGTTTATCTTGTCGTGCTTGCCGCAAGTCTCGTAGTGCATAAGCTCGCATTGCCAAAGCATGGGCAAGCAATTTACATTTGTAACGTGCTATTCGCTGTGTTTGTTTGGTGTTTAATTCATTTAAACGCTGATGCAATATTTCCTGTATATCATCAAATGTACAATGTGCTAAAACGGCTTTTTCTATTTCATTACGCTTACCATGATGGGCAATGTTTTTACCCTTTAAGCAAACTTTTAATTGAGCCACCGTTAAAAAAGACACAGCTTCATCTAATGTAGTAGGGTTAGCTAATGTTGGCATTTTATCTAGCAAATAAGGTAGTTTCCCATATTCTTGAAATCGTGTAATTGATTGATTTAGCCAGTTCCAATCCCAATTACCGCCAACCGTTTCATAAATCAACAATTCTGAATCTCGTACAGAATGCCCATGACAAAAATGCCACAGTAATTTAGGGAATAAATCAGCTTTATCTTGAACTGTCCAATCCACTGTTTTCATGATTTGTTCATATGCTTTGGTGTAATCAGCAATCTCTTTTTCATCTATGCCAGTAAATGATTCTTTTAATAAAGAAAATTTTGTAGAAACAGTGATGTGTTTATCTTTTTGATTATCCCTGTCGTGCTTAATGATGTTGTTTTCAGACACAGATTTGCTTGCAATCTCATTTGGCACTGGGAATTGCTGCATTGATTGCGTTTCTGTCTTTTGTTTTTTATAAAATAAAAAATAAGCAATACAAATAACTAACCAAACAATAAAACCCCACATTATTTAACCTCGTTCAAAATAGTTAATCATTGCAGGGTTTAGTTTAACACAGCCTTTAAACGATAAATTAACTCATGGTCAATTATCGTTCAAAGGCTGTCTAAATTGAGATAACAAGTCTTTCGCCCTTAATTGCTGGGTTTAGGCAAACGCCGCGACACGATGGTTTGCTCCTGTTTAGGCATTTTGACACCCAAGCTCGCGAGTACATCATCCAGCCACGCGCTCAATTCCGCATGACACATGGCTGCCACCGCATCCATGCCTACACCTGCTTTCGCCATTATGATGACGGCTTGGCGGAAGTTTCGGTGGATGTTACGTCCGTTTCGGGCTTGCTGCTTGCCGCTACTGCGTGGTTCGCCGTAGCGGCGGTGGATTTTGTGCGCAGTTGCTCTTGCTCATCAAATAGTTGCGCGTAATCTTCGCCACTCAAATGGGCAAGCAAATAATCCACAGTTAACACATCAGCAGGAATGCCGTCCACTTCTAACTGTTTTGCCCAATAAATCAGGTTTTTTTGTACATTGCGTTGGGCGTGTTGGGCATTGCTGGCGTTTTCAGGCAGCTCGGGCAAATCTTCTTCATCTGCCATTGCCGCCAATTCTGCGCCAATGGAAAGCGGTTTTAAGGCTGCCTGAAAATGTGTTGTGCCATTGTACTGCAAGCCAAATTTCAACTTAAATTCTTGTTTCATCACATTTACTCCCAAATTTTATGCAGCGCAATCATTTCAATATCGATTTTGGCTTCGTTGTCCGCTTCGTATTGCTCGCTGCATTCGGTGGTAAAACAGTCAATATACGACACGCGGCGTTCTTCTTTGTTAATCGGGTAAATCGTGATTTTGGCGCGGGTAATGTTGTCCCAATCAATCTCTGTGCCGTTAATTGGAATGGCGGCGGTTACGCTGAGTTTATGCTCGGTAACGCCGTCTGCGTAACCCATTACGCGACCTTGTCGGTTCATCGTTTTGACTGGCTTGCGCCCTGTGGTGGTTTGCGGTTTCAGGCTGATGATTTCTACATCACGCCCGTTTACTTCCATAATAATCGCGCCTGCGTAAGTTGCGTCTGACATCATGTTTTCCTTATTCTTTTTCAGGCTGCTTTTATTGAGTTAAGCAGCCTGAAAGTGGTTACAAAATCAAATCAATGCGTCCTGCGAACACGTGCAAGCCATTGACAACATCAGACGGAATCACCGCATTCACGCGGTTTGCGTCTTGCAAGCTACGGCTGACAATCAATTTGGCTTTATTGGCTTCCGCGTTTTCAATAATTTCGGCTTGTTCCAATTTCAACAACACGTCCAAAATTTCGCTGCGGATTTTCGGCAGTAAGCGGTCGGACAATTTATCGCGTGGAAAACGCAAAGCAATGCGCTCTTTTACGGCACGGCGCACATAATCCAAAGTACGAATGGTGGTAATGTCCAACAAACTAGGGTCGTCCACATTGCTAGCAGATTTGGTGTAAGTGGATACCGCTCGCATGATTTGCACTTTATTGGCGACTACGGTTAAAGGCGTTAAACCGTTATGCAGCGCGTTGTTGCATTCGTTAAACAACGGCGTGTTTTCATCAGATGTAACGCTTAAACCTTTAATTTCCAAAGTGTTTAATGGTTTGGCTGGGTCTTCTTCAAATGCCAACACGGCGGCATAACCTGCGGCAATCAGGGCATTGCTTTCAATCGCGCCCTTGTACCACGCGCAAGTGATACGAGCGTTATTGAGTTTTGCCGTAAACGCTGCGCCTGTTGCCATTGTGCCGCGCCAAGCGGTTACGCCAATCGCGCCACGTTGTTCAATCGCGTTAGACACTTGGGTCAAATGATTGGATAAGGCTTTGCTGTTTGCGTCATCAGTAAACGGCGAAACGATGATGTGATAATGTTTGCCTGCCACTTTGTCCAAAGCAGCCTGCACATCGGCATTTCTTACGCCGTTTGACATGGCTTTGATTTGAGCAGATAAGCCGCTATTGGCAGTATCAACGGACAAACTGATTTCATTGCCAATTTCGCCTTTGTTTTTAGCCGTCAATGTTAAAGTTTGCGTTGCCGTTGTACTCGCCGCCGTTGCACTTGCCGTTACAGGCAAGGCAGCCGCGTTAATTGCTGCAACCCATTTTTGTACGGTTTGTGCTGCTGTTTGACCGCTTGTTACTGCCACGCTGATATTGACACCGCCAATGCTGATTTCTACGGCTGCGGCGGTTTGTGCTGTGCCACTCAATACCACGCTGCCTGTGGCGGCAACGCCTGCGCTGTGGTCGGGCAAGCCAATCACCGTCAAATCCAAATAGGCATTGTTGGTGAATGCTTGTTTGACCATCAACTGCGCCCACGAACCGCGTCCAAACCATTCGCCTGCTTCAACATCGCTGAATAATTGCACAGGCGTTAAACTTGGCTGCGTGCCACTGGCGAGCATGGGCGCAAGCAACAAAACAGATTGCGGATTTTGCGGCAAACCTTGCACCGCATTGCGCGTGTTAAATTCAATGTATTGCCCTGGTACACGAATACTGTTCGGAATCGTGTCAAAGCTAATGTGTTCTGCCATGGTTATTTACCTTTCTTTTCAGGCTGCGTTTGCGGTTCTGCATCAATCAACAAGTCGCCTTCTGCAAGCAAGCGGCGGTAATACACATTATCGCCATCTACTTCAACTTCTTCCTGCTCAATGTATTCATGCGGATTATCCGCAAATGGCACACGCAAACCATATGCTGCCACCACCTTGATTTTATTCATGTTTCAGCTCCAAATGGATTGGGATTTCGGCGTGTTTTTCTCCCACTACTTCACTAATCGGCTTACCTACTTCGCTGCCCACGCACAAAGGCGAACGCAAAGTGTGTTCGTGGGTATCAAAAATCACACCGTCAAAGTATTCAAAATCGGCATAAGGCGCGGACAATTCGCCCCGATAGCGCGTAAAAATGTAATCGGAGTGCGTTGGGTCGGTCTGCTCTTCGGGAAAACGCTCGTTTTCAAGCGGCACGCTGTCAAAATAAATCGCGTATTCAATCGCATACACGCTTAACGCGGCTGATTGCACCAGCGTATTGTTCACAATCACATTAACCGCTTGCGGGATTAAGCCACGACTGTCCGCCAACCCCAAACGTTGCCCGTCCAACAATCTACGGCAAGCGCGGATTAAGTCATTGCTGCCAATTTCGCGCTTGTCCACGCCACCTTGTCTACCAGCAACTTCGTTACGCAGATTGCGCGTGGCACACATCACCACAAAAGTCGCTTTGTCTTGATAGCGTTGATTGCCCGTTGATTTGCTGTCAATGCGGCTGCCGCCATACGTTACCCACACGGCTGGCAGCGTCATGATTTGCGCGGCTAGGTCGTCCACTTCGCCGTTGTAGCTTTTGACGGTTCGCACCATCGTGCCTAAACCGCGTTTTAAACGCGCCACTAATCGCTGTTCAATGACTGTTATCACGACTGAAAATCCTTGTTTTGCCATTGACAAACGCCACGCCATTATCGCTTGTTGCCACTTCTTCGCCTTGACTATCGCTGCCCAGTTGCACTTCGCCTTTGGCTAATGCTTTGAGTAAATCCAACACATCAATTTTGTAGCGATTGCGGATTTCATCGGTAATCAACGTCCCCGATGTGGCTGCCAAACGATAGCGAGCAATGTCGCAACACAAGCGCGTTAAAATCGGCGGCACTTCATCAAACGGGCGTTTAAATCGCCCTAAATAGGCGTCAATCTCGGCACTGGCATCGCGCAAAGCCACATTCACAACGTCATCATCAATCAAGCCGTCTAAATTGCGGTCAGAAATTTGTATCACTTCCAAATCGCCAAAGCGTGCGACCATATCGGCTACGTTGGCATACATGGTTAGGCTGCCTGTTTAATCATCAGCGCAGGTTCATCAGTAATACGCGCCCAAGCGGTTTCGCCTACTTCTGCACGTTTCACTTCGTGCCATTCGCCATTAAACAACACACCGCCGCGCCAAAATTCCGCGCCGTTTGCCGTGCGAACTTGCACGCTTTTGCGCGTGTCTGTTGATTTTTCAGGCTGCATTTGCGTTGGGTTTACTTCGGGTTGATTGTCTTCTTTTTTTGCCATGTTTTGCTCCGTTCAGGCTGCCTGAATCATTCAAGCAGCCTGAAAATGGGTTACGCCAAATGCACCGAAACGTGCAATTTCAAACGACCTTTAAACGTGTTGGTTGTGCCGTTGATTTTGTCGGCTTCCAACAATTCACGCGCTGCGTCTTCCAATTGTGGCGGCACGACTAGCAAGCTCGGCTTCACGTCCAAAACATAACCGCCGTCCGATTTAATCGTCATCATGTGCGCGATGATTTTTGCCACATTGGCGCGATTGAGTGCCGTTTTCTCCGCGCAATGGGCAAGCTGCCACAAACCAAAACCTGCATTGCAACGGCGGCGTGCGCCATACAAATACACGTCTTCCATAAAGACTTTGTCCGATTTGTTTGGGTCAAACTTGGTTTCAAATTCAGGGGCTTGGCGGTCTTGGAAAATCAAGGGTTTCAGCGTTTTGGTGTCGTCCATCACATACCAAGTCGGCACATCGTTGTCCGTGCCTGTGGTGATGTTGGACGTCGGCGTGTTTGCGCCTGTGCCATCGTTTTTTTCGTAAACAGGGTGGTCAGTATCAAAGAAATATTGACCGTCATAACACACCGTTTCTTTGCCTTTTTTGAGTAAGCCCCACACCAATTCATCGGGCAACGCGGCAGCACTTTCGCCCATTGCTTGCATCATCGGGCGATACATACCTGCTTGGTCGTCTTCAATATCGGTGCGCTCCACGCCCACAGTGGCTTCAAATTTTTTGTTATCCAAACTCATCGCTTGTTTGGACATTTTGCCGATTTGGCGTTGTCCTACCCATTCGCGCATTTTTGGGAATTTGCCCAACCATGCGTAAGTATTGGTGGCGGTGGTGCTGGGAACGGTCATCGCAATCGTGCTGTAAGACGGCTGCGCGGCGGCTAAACCGTTTTGAAATTCTTTGCGAAACGCAATCGTCAATGCCGCTAAAATGGCTGATTTATCCATTATTTACTGTCCTTTTCAGTTTGATTGATTTGGGCAAATTCTTCCTCACTCATGCCCAACATTTTGCAGGCTGCTTTTTGCTCTGCTGAAAGTGCAACGGTTTTCAGGCTGCCTGAAACGTTTTGCGCGGTGGTTTGCGCTTGCGTTAATGCCGCAATCGGTTGCGCGTTGTCCACAAAACTGGTCAAAAACGCCAAGCCATTGGGCTGTTTCAACACGTTTTGCGCCCATTCTTTTTGCGCTGGCAACAATTTGCCTGCGGTTAAGGCTGCCTGAATCAAATCCGCGCCTTTATCCGCATCGCGTTGTGCGGTTAAAGCTGCCACTTGATTTTGCAAATCCTGCACCACGCTCACAGGCGCGTATTGGGTTAAATCAGGCTGCGCAGTTTGCAAACCTGCGGTTAAGGCAGCGATTTTGCTGTCTTTATCGGCTAATTGCGCGAACACGTCCGCCGATAAAGCCACGTTTTGCGGTTTGGCTGCCAACAATGCCGACAAAGCCGCTTTCAATTCGTCTTCGCTGGCATGGGGCAAACCGAGTAATTGTTGTAACAATTCATTCATGGGATTTTGCTCCGTTGTGGATTGAGTAAAATTGAGTTGTGCGCTGGCGGCAGCGAGTACTTCGTCCATGCCATCTAAAGCGGGATTATTGGTTAAGGCGGCGTGAAACAGTTTGCGTACATAGCCTTGCGTGTCATAAGCAAACACGGCGGAAATGTAGCGATATTCGCGGTTTTGAATCAGCGCGGTGGCTTTGTCCGTCCATTCAACGTCTGCAAACAAACCTTTGGGCGTGAACTCAATCCAACGCATCCAGCCAGCAGCAGGGGCAGGCTGCCCATTTTGCTCTTTGTAAAGCGTTTGGTGTTCGTAATCCACGACCAACTGCGTGCTACTTTGGTTAGCCAAATCCGCCACATCGCGCCCATTTTGCTCGGTCAAAAACCAAGCGGGTGCATCAAACGGTCTGCCGTCCACTGCGCGAAATTCGCCATAAGGCAAAAGCTGAATGCGCCCATCTTTTGCCGACACTTCAAAACTGCACGCCGCCAAAGCCAGTTGTTTGTGTTTAGGCATAAGCTGTCCTGACTTTTACGGAATATCGTCATTTTGAACGATGTGAAAAAGGGTAGAGAGTGGCGAAGTTTCGTCCCAAAACAAAACAGCCTGAAATGCGAAAAACACATTTCAGGCTGCCTAAATTGTCAAAATAAAAATACCGTCCACCAATCCTATTGGCTATAGCGGTCAAAAGTCGGTCAAAATGCTCACAGATTGATTTTGATTGTTTGGATAGGTCTTGATATATCCAAAGCCATAAACGCGCTAAAAACGCAAATTTGGCGTAAAAGCCCAATCAGCGAATCAGATTGCGAAAATAATCCTGCACATCGTCCATTAAATCCTGTTTGTCTTCGTTGGTTAAAACCAAAAATGGGCGAGCAGGAATACGCACTTTACGATTGCGCCCAGCCATGCCACCAAAGTTGTGGATTGCTGCATAAACCATATTTGTGCCGACCAATGCCGTATCGTTGTCATAGGCTTGATTGATGTTATCACGCAACGCGCCTGTGTCTATCAAAGGCTTGCCGTTGCGGTATTCAATGCCGAGCCATTTGGGGCGGCCGCCTTGCTTGAAGTTCTGCCGCACAGCGTGGTGTATGGTGCCAGCCAGTTGTTTCATCAACAAATAGCGGTTGTCGTCCAAACCGCGACCGAGCCGTTCAATTTGGTTTTGCACCACAAATAAATTGTCTATTTTGATTTCAATCATGATTAAAACCCTATTGAAACAAATGATTGGGTATGGAATAATATGAAATATGCAAGGGTAGTTTCCAACTGGTAACGGTTATGGGCAACCATATTATGCAGGTTCGAATCCTGCCGCCCTTGCAACTTATCATTTAATTTAATAAATCTTTTCCCCAAATCCGTTCTTGTAGCGACAATGCTTCTTTCCAATCCCTGATTTTTCCCCCTGTTCGCAAAATATTGATTTTCTCTTTGCTTTTTTTGTCCGTTTTATCAATCAACAAAACAAATTTACCTTGTTCTGTTTCATACACAAACCACAAAACAGGATTGTCTTTATCCTTTTGCAAATAAACAGCATCAGGATTTAACAGTAAATTAGGAATATTACGGATAACGTCATCAGGCAATGCTTGACCGCGTTGTTTTTTTCCTTCTCTTAAAGCATGGGTCATATCTGCATCACCCATACTAATAATGGCGGATTGGGGCATAATACCTCGTTGAGATAAGGCATCTAACACAGGAATAGACAACACACCAACGTGTAATATTTGATTACTACCATACTGATTTTTTAAATAATCAAATCGTTGCTGAAATTGTTGAGTTAAAGCATTCATTAATTCAGGCTGCTTTAATGCTTGTCCTACTGCCATACTTGCCAAATGCGGTGGCAAATCAATGGCGCGTTGCATATGTAGCTGCCCCAATTGAGCTAAATGGCTCATACCCACATTGGTATCAAATCCCCTATCAGGTCTAAACTTCACACCAAGCGGCGTTGTATAAGTTGTAACGGTGTAATTTTTGCCTGTTTTCAGGCTTACTTCTACCGTGTCAAATTGTTCAGGGTTTGATGTTTGTACCGTTACGCCTTCACGCGCCACATCGCGTTCACTCAATGCCATTACTTTGCAACGACACCGAAAACCATTAGGTGGATAAAAATAATGCCAAAATTCATCGTCAATCGGATAAACCACCCCGTCTAATGCTGAATGAGCAGGACGAGTCCGTCTATCCATCACAGCGTTATATTGCAAATAGGGACGATTAGCTTTATTGGCTTGTAAAGCTTGCCATTCACCTGCCGCGTTTGCATTTGCCATATTAGTGTGATAAATCGTTTGCAAACGGTGCTTATTCAAACCTGTTCCCAAAACTTCGCCAGTAGTAGTATCTACAATATCACCCATTTTATCCAACTGATAGCCTGACTGCTGCAAGCGTTGCGTAATATCTTTTTTCCATGCGGCAAAGGGAATCCCTTGTTCCATTGCCGCGTGTAAACTACGATAAAATTCTGCCGTAATATCTTGTTTGTAAATTCCTGCAATCGTTCGGGCTTGGGCGTGAGTTTGTTGCGCCAATTCTTGCCAATTTTCAGGTGTATCGTAGCCTAATGTTTGAAAATAACGAATAGCGGCTTCGGGTTTAAGATTAAATGCAAAACCTAAATCAGGCATGGGCTTGGTCATGAATTCGCCCCCATAAATCTGCCACAAACAACACACGCGCCAACGATTCTTCCATTAAATCAGTATTCATATCAGGATACATTGCCAGCAAAGTTGCCTGTACACTTTCGTAATCTTCGCCTTGCGCCAATTCTTTACCCAAAGTTTGAAGTAAGGGTTCAAGCTGCGCTTGCAAAGCCGCTTGTTTCAGATATTTCTCTATGCCATTATCAAAAGCAGCCTGCGGCAAAGAAACCACTTCATTTTGCGCGTTAAGTGCTACTTGACGATAAGATAACGCAGTTTTCGGTAGCTTATTTTCAGGCTGCTTTGGCACGCGACCCAACACGCGCTCACCCTCTGCCACATCGGGAATAGCCAATTTTTCACGCGCCCAACTTTCGGGAATTTGCACGCCAATATACACCAACTTGGGCAGGGCTTCGGCAACAGTGGCTAAATCCGCCGTTTCGCGTGTGTCAAATTCAAACACAGGCAAACGCACGCCATCAGAAAAAGCAAAATTCACGCGCAAAAACGGTTCAATCAGTTGTTGGTTAATCGTTTGCGCCAAGCGTTTTGCGTCCGATACCAGCAAATCACGGCGCACTTCATTGTGGATTTGCCCCAGCGCATTGGTGCTGGCTTTGCCGTCCGCGCCACTGGTGAGCGTTTGCCCCAAAATCAAGCGCGTGGCGGATTTTTCGCACCATTCCACCATGGTCATAAAGGGATTAGTCGCAGCCGTTGTGCCGTTGGCGGCTTGGTGCAATTCAATCATCATGCCTTCGGGCATAATGCCCGCGGCGTTGTGTCCAATTTCGGCAACGGCGCGTAATAACGTTTGCTTTTCCTTTTCGGTTGCCCCTGCGCCGTATTTACCGATTCGGATGGGCATACCATACAGTTCCAAAAATTCAGCAAAATCATGCACCGAATAATGTTTGAACATATACAGCCACGCCAAAGTGCGAAACAAACCATTTCGGGCAGCCTGACCTGAACGGTTTTTGTGCTGATGCACGATCCAACCCCATTGCCACAACGGTTCGCCCATTGGATTGTCGGGTGTTTTCAAAAGCAGTGTATCGTTTTTGTCCCAGCGAAACCATGCTTGCGGTTTGTGAGTAAAGGCAGTGGGCGAGTTCAGGCTGCCTGACAGTTGCCATTGCATTTCCAACGCCACAAAACCATGTCCCACCGCGTCCATCAAATTCAGCAACAAATCGTCCAACGCAGGCAAATCGGCTAAATAATCATGCGCCGCTTGGCTTAATTGTTCTTCTGTGGTATTGGCTTGACGCGGCGCGACTATACGCCAATCCAAGCCCAACACTGACATTTTGCGCGTTTGCAGAGCGGCGGCAATCGCGCTATCACGCTCTTCAATATCGGCAAATAACTCGTGTTGCGCGGTAATGTCGCCGTTTTCTGCATCTTCAAACAAGCCGCGCATTTTGGCTGGCGTGATGTGGTTGCTCGGGTGGTCAGCAATCACGCGCCCATTTGCCGTGATTCGGGCTTCTTGGGTTTGGGGGTTTTTTGGGGTTTTAACCGTTTTTTTGTTTGTTTTAGCCATGATTTAACTGTGTTTTAAATGGGGTTTAAATAAAATAAAAATAATCAAAAATGTTTATTTTTTACTTGCAATTATAAACATTTTTGCTTATAATTCATTCCATCGCAACAACAGGAGCAGACGATGAAATGAAGCAAAGTGAATTTTTGAAATGGCTGATAGAACAAGGCGTACAGACCCAAGATGGTACAAAACACCTAAAACTCTATCTCAATGGTAAACACTCTCATCTACCACGCCACCCCAGCAAGGAACTTAAAAAAGGTTTGGTAGAAGGTGTTAAAAAACAACTTGGTTTAAAATAAGGAGTTTGCCCCGCAAGGGGCAACCCCATCACAGAAGGATTAAATAATGTTTTACCCTGCAACTTTTACCCCAGCCGAAGAAGGCGGTTTTGTGGTTACTTTTCGCGATATTCCCGAAGCCATTACGCAAGGCGATGATTTAACCGAAGCGCGTGAAATGGCAGCCGATGTTTTACTGTCTGCAATGGATTTTTATTTTGAAGACAAACGCCCTGTGCCTTTGCCTAGCAAGCTACAAAAAGGCGAAGAATGGGTGGCATTGCCTGCCAGCGTGTATGCCAAAGTTTTGTTACTCAACGAAATGTTGGTACAAAATATCAGCAACGCAGAATTAGCGCGTAGAATGGAAATCAAACCGCAAGAAGTGCAACGCATTGTTAATTTAAATCACATCACCAAAATTGATACCATTGCTGCTGCTTTGGCTCAGTTGGGTAAACATTTAAATTTCAGTATTCAGGCTGCCTGAAACATCATCGTGCCCACTTGCTTTTAAATTCATTGTCATCAAAATCATCGTCTGCTGTGCTTTGCCATTCAATCGGGGCGGTATTGGATACTGCCCCTGCCCAAAGCATTTGCAGCGCGTCTGGTCCATCATCATGCGCCGCTTTGGGAAAGTGGCGCAGTTGCTCAACCAGCGTACTTTGCGAGCTGTGCAACCAAATCAAGCCGTTTGCCATGTGCGGCTGTAAGGTCTCAATCCGCAACAATTTATCCGAATTGGGTTTAACCGCTCGCGCAGGGACAGGATTACCACGCTGTGCCGAGCGTTTAACCAGTTCATCTTTCAAAAATTCCTGAAATTGCACCGTTTCCACAAACCACATCGCGCAACGATATTGACTGTGCAAACGAATCACGTCTTCAATAATCAAATCGGGCAAACGCTTTTTAATTTGCGCTTCCACCACAAATAAGCGTCCGCTACTTCTTTGATACCCACCCACCAAAATCGCGCTAGGGTCACGACTTGCGCCCGCTTTGCCCAAACTCGGGTCCAGCGCACCGAAATACACCAAATCACTGGGCAAATCTGTCCAAAACTGCATGGCTTTGGCAAATGGCGCACTTTCGCTGCTCACTGGGTCGTTTTGCAATTCACTGTCAAATGCTTCATGTCCATCGCGCACACGGATTTTCATCAAATCCAACACGCCACGCGCTGCCCAGCTTGTTACCGCACCGCGTTCCATTTCTTCGCGATTGGTTTCATAAAACGCTTGCGCCATCTCAGCGCCTGCATTGCCATTGTTGCGTAAAATCGCTTCCCACTCGTCCCACAAATCCATACGTTCAGGCCATTGCAACATCGCCTTAAACTTTTTGCTGTGCCACATCGGATTATTGAGTGTGCGGTTGAGTACGCTGTCGTAGTGCAAAATCGTGCCGATATAAATCACGTCCGTTTTTTCGCCCACGCCGCCCAAATGCAATACCGTTGATTTCAGCCAACTTTCCAATTTGTCGCGCTGGTCAGGATTGCGGACTTGCTCGTCATTCTCAATATCGTCCAACACAATTAAATCAGGGCGATATGGGCCATGCGTCCAGCCGCGCATTTTTTTGCCCGAACCTGCCACCTGAACTTTAATGTCATTTTTGGTCACAATCGTATAAGCCTGCCACACGCGCCCCTGTCCACACGCTTCGGGGAAATCCATGATTAAACGCGGATTAAATTCCAATTCTGCTTTAATCGATTCCAACATCGGCGATGCTTGGTCAATGCTGTCCATAATCAAAGCATAAAACCGCTTGCGCCCTGTTACCATGCACCATAGCGGAAACAAGCGCGACACAATCGTCGATTTCGCTTCGCCACGTGGTGCAGCGTCCGCTTCCATTTGCGATTCAGGCGTATTTAAAATTTCAGGCAGCCTGCGAAATAAATACTCATGCAACACGGATTTACTTGGGCTGCGCGTGTAGTGTGGGAAATACGTGTTTACAAAAAATTCAAAACCATGAACAGGGTCAAACACTTTCGCACGACGCGCCGCCACCGCTTGGGGGCTAGGGTCTAAACCGTTTTGCTCTGCCTCAATCAAACGGCGAAATTGCGCGGCAAGGGCGGCAATATTGTTTAAAAATTCTTTTTTATTCATTTTTCAGGCAGCCTTTTGTATGTTTAACCGATGGTTATTGATTCAGCTCTGTGCAAAATAGCGTTCAATCTCCACCGCAAACGGTTCAGCCACCTGCACAAATGCTTCCAAATGCTGCGGAAAATTTTGCTGCACAAACGCCAGTTGTTTTTCCAACACTTCTGTGGCAATCGCTAAACGACTGGTTTCAGGCAGCACGCGCTTACTCGCCGCCACCGTTTTGGCAAACGAATCCGCCAAAGACGCTAAAAGCTGCGTTCGTTTAGACGGCGGCAGCTCTTCGGTATCGGGATTTTTCAGCAAAGTCATCGTGCTTTGATAGTGCAACAAAAATTCCGCCAAAGTCGCACGGGCAATGTCTTCTAATTCGCCGCCTGCCAGCGTGTAAGCCGCGCGGATTTTCTCCCAATCATCGCCTTGCTGTTTCGCGTCATCGCGCCAACGTCGCGCCGTGCCAAAAGACACATCACACATTTTCGCGGCACTGTCTAAACTCAAACGTTCATTGCAATACAAACGGCGCACTTTGTCGCGTGTACTTTTTGGGTGCGCCATATCACAGCCCCAGCTTTGCTTTAATCAACAAAATGCCTGTGGTAACCAAACCGCCGCTTACACCGCCTGCTGCTGCGCCTGTCATTGCTGCCATGCGCTTGGTATCTTTGCGGATTTCTGCTAATTCCATTTCCATTTTGTCTTGGTTTTCTAAAAACAAATCCTGCTTGGCTTCAATCCGCGCCAATGCTTCTAAAATCGGGTCTTTGTCCATGCTCATGTTTTGTCTGCTTTCTTGTCTAATTTATCGTTTACCTTGTCCAACTTGTTTTCCAAGCGGTTTAGGGCGTTCATCACGTTTTGCATGTTTGCCGTGGCTTCCGCCTTGGTTGCGTATGCCAATTTCACGGCGTTTAATTCATCGCGCAAACGCTCACAAGCCGATTCATTGTCATCAAATTTTTTGTCCAACACACGAATAAAATGCCAAAGCAAAGCAATTAAAAAACTGGTTAAAATGCCAAATGCCCATTCCATCGTTAAAAAATTTTGCGTATTCATTTTCAGGCTGCCTCTAATTGAATGCGACACATACCTTCAACATCATTCACGCTTTCCACGCTCCACACCCCGTCAGGCTCACGATACACGTCAAACTTTTCACACAGGGCTTGTTCCATTGCAGCGATTTGATGCTCAATCGCTACCTTGCCTGTTTGCACCACAAACACCACATTCAGCCGTCTATCCATCGTTAAACGATGATTCCATGCCAAGCGGCTCAACGTTTCGCCCACTTGGCGGATAAATGGCTCTTGTGCATTGGCTTTGTGCAAATCCATTTCCAAAGTGATTTGTCGGGCTGCCAGTTGTTGTTCAATCAATTCGCGGTAATGTTTCATTTGATAAACCTTGATACCACGCTTGCCAGCCGCCGATTTGGTTTTCCAGCTTTTGGCAATACGCGCCATAGCGCACAGCGTGGTGTAACAGTTGTTCGGGCGAGCCACTGGTCGGACGCTCGGGGCGTTCATGTTTGACCAGCAGCTCGGAAGAGATAGGCGGCATGGTTGGCTGCTTAATCGGTGTAACCAAAGGCACGGTTGTAGAGGTGCAGGCTGCTTGCGCCAAGCCCAGCAACACAATCGCCAGCGTGTTTATCTTGTTCAATCGCATGGGTAATCTCTTTTTGATGTTGTGCAGCCTGCTTGTCTAGCTGCTGCGTAATATGGGCAAGCTCTGCGCCTTGTTTTTGTGCGAAATCTTGCCATTTTTGCTGTTCAACCAAAGCAGCCTGCAACTGTTGTCGCGCCTGCTGCTCTGCTGCAAGTTGTTTTTGGGTGTATTCATGGTGCAGGCTGCTTATTTGAGCAACATAATGGCGTTTTGCCGATAAATAACCGCTGCCCCACGCACACGCAATCAATGACAAAAATAGTGCGAAATAAACGGTGTAACGGTATTTATTCAACATTACCCACATCGTCTTTGCCTTTCTGCGCGATTTGCGCCACTTGTGGCACGGCTGCAATGCCGCGTTTAATCAAAGCATAACCGCCCACCATCATGCCGTATGCCCACCAAAGCCATTCGGGCGCATGGGGCGTTTGCATGAATTTGTAGGTCATGC